TGAAAAATGCAAATCACAGAGATGGACAAACTGATCCAGGATCGGGAGCGGCTGCACAGCCTGCGGAGATCCCTGGAGGACTTTCGGGCGGGGCTGGAGATCAGCAAGCGGCCGGTGGATGCCTGGTTGAAGCTGCGGCTGACGCGCTGGATCGCGGAAACAAAAGACAAAATCGTGGACATAAGCGAAGAGATCGCGGCGGAGGAGTCGCGGATCCGGAGAGGAGCAGGACAAAATGACACGGCCATTATGGGAAGACGGGCAGAACAGCGGGAAACGGATGAGCCGGAGGGAGATCATCCAGCAGCTGCTGCTGATCGTGGACGCGATGAAGAGGATGGAGGCGAAGAACATCAGCGGTCTGCAACCGCGGCCGGGGTTCGAGGCCAGCTGGTCGACATGGGTGCAGTGCGCAGAGTGGCTGCGAAGCATGCAGCAGGAGGCCGAGAGTATGCCAAAGCGGGCGGAAGCGCAGAAAGCTGTCTGAGGATGCGCTACGGCGAGCGGCATCCGGGGCTGCGGGACTGGCAGAAGCAGATCATGGAGAACGACCGGAGAGGAAAACACGAGGAGCGGATTACGGTATGACACAGCAGAAGACAGATAAATGCAGAGCCTGCGGGGCGGAGATCTATCACATCCGGTCGAAGACCGGGCGGTGGCTGTCGCTGGATGTTGAGCCGGTGTGGATCCGGCTCGACTACCACGGGGATCCATATTACCGGATCGACGGCAGCGTCGTGCTTGGCACTCAGGCCGGGGACGCGGACGACGATCCGGACAGCAACTGCGTCGAGGTCTATCAGAGCCATTTCTTTGCCTGCCCGGAGCAGGAGAAGCTGAGGAAGAAACGGAAGCCCAGGGACAGGAAACAGTGGAAGCCGATCTTTTGAGAGGGGCGAACGTAAAAATGGAACAAGACAAGAAAAAGTTAAACAAAACAATAGATGGACTAAGACACTGTACAGCATGGAACGGCCTGCACCAATGCCAGCCGACCGTGGGCTTTGATTGCCCTTATGAAGATTGCGCAGACTGCAAACTCGAATTGATGAAGGACGCGCTTGATCTGCTGGTTTATCTAAAAAATAAGGTTATCTTTCCAGAAGAAGCAGAAAAAAGGAAAATGATGCAGGACAACTGGAAAGCCCAAATGAATATGCTGGGATACGATGAAAGCGGGAATCCGCTGTGACGCACATTATAGGAGGAATGCAAAGGATGAAATGGCCTCAAATAACAATGATCATTATCTTCGGTGCGAATGCTGGGATAGCATTGCTTAAAAACGGAGAAAGAAAAAATGATAAATATGATTTTGTAACAACTGTAATAGCAATCGCTGTAGAAGCAATCATATTAGGAGCCGGGGGATTTTGGAAAACATTATAGGAGTAATGTGAAGAAAGACGGTGAAGTGGGAATGAAATTGTATATGCAAGAAATGATGGACGGGCTTCCGACGCCAGATAAGAATGGTTATGCGACCATTGGTGATATGATGATTGATCCGGAGTGCCCGGCAGATAAAAAACTGAAACTGATCGGACAGATCTGCCATTTTGTGACACTAAACGGAGTTCGGAAGGATGACCTTCACGAAATGTGTCGATTCCTTTACAAAATACTGAATGACAGGCGGTGAAGTTGGAATAGGAGGAATGCGAAGCAATGAACGAAGATGAATTGTTTGCGCTTGTGCGGAAAGCGTATGGCGAAAGCAATGTGGACTATATCAAAGAGCAGGTGAAAGAAGCATTAAAAGAGCCGCTTTTATCAAAGTATGAAACAGTCGATGGTTTGCTTGACTGGATTGTTATTGCCGGATGTACTGGGATGAACGACAGATACAGAAAGTATATTTATTCAGCCGTAGCATATTTGCTTTAATTCGCATAAGGAGCGGTGCCACTGGATGCAAGTCCGCAGACCCACGAAGGCGATGGAACGTCACGGACGAAGGATGCTTAAATGTCGGATAAAAACGGAGAACGCATCCCGACAGCCGCTACTTCGCATAAGGAGCGTAGTGCGAGTGGACAGAAATGATGTAGTCACGGCCCTGACGGGATGTCTGGATTGTACAAGATCCATGAAAAGCCAGATTGTTCATATTAGTATTCCGACAGCGGAAACAATTCTGGAACTGCTGAAAGAACAGGAGCCAGTTAAATCGAAACAGTGGCGTTCTAACGGTGGCACATGGTGGTATTTCTGCGGAGCATGTGAAACGGCTATCAGCCCAAACGATAAATACTGCCGTAAGTGTGGAAGACCTGTCGAATGGCCAGAGGAGCAATGAGATGCAGGAAGCAATAGAAACGGTATTAGATTTTTTAACAAAATGGCTAATCACGTATTTTGCTATTTGCGGATCGATTGCAATCATAGGGTTTGGGATTGCCATTGCAATAGTGGTTAAAGAAAACAACAAGAATAAAAAGCCAAAGTAATATTCAAGCCGCGGGGGATCCGCGGCACATGGGCTGAAAGGTGAGATCTGGATTCGTGGGGACACACAATAACAAACACAAAATTATGAAAGGAGAAATCCTCCTGCAGTCAGACGTTCCCAAGGATGTGCCACCAGATCAGGCGGGTTCAACTCCTGCCCAGCTCACCAGGGCAAAAGCCCAAATCTGACCGAAAGCGATGCAAAAGCTGCCGGTCATAAATGGGGAGAGCAGACGCAGCCGGCTGACATCCGGACGTGCAAGCCGTCGCCCAGAGAAGATGTCTGTACCCACGGAGGGACGGCCTCCGAAATCCGGGGACGGGTTCCCGGTATCCGGGCTTGTAATGAGTATTAACAAGTGAAGCATCGAAGACGGCAAAAGAGACAGACTGACGGTTCCGAGAGTTTGTCATCAGCAAAAAAATAACGACGACGTGATCGGGCGAAGGGGGCCCGGGGGAAACAGGCGCACTTAGCGGGATCGGAGCAGGCTTCCGGATCGCCTGTTGCCCCCGGATCAGAGAACCTGCAGAGAGGAGAAAAGCGAATGGCGTGGGAATATGCGGATCTGTTCGACGCAGAACAGGAACCGGCAGATCCGGAAGGTCAGCTCTCTTTCTGGCAGGATGAACCGAGCGGCCTGCATGTCGGTCAGATGGGATACAGGCGGAGGACGACAAAGGCAGGGCCCAGGCTGGAAGCAGAGATCTATCCAGTGTTCGGTCGGGAGGAACGCGGGCGCCTTCGAGAGGCAAAGCGAAATCAGACGCCGGAGAAGCAGCGCAAACTGAACGAACGGCGAGCAAAGCATCAGCTGATCCTGCTGATTGAAACCAATTTTTCCGCGGCGGACTACCATCTGACGCTGACATACGCAGGGAGCCCTCCGGATCTGGGGCGATGCCGGCGGGATGTGAAGAACTTCCTGGACAGAGTTCGAAGCCGGAGGAAACGGCGCAACCTGCCGGATCTGAAATACATCTACGCCATCGGCCACGACAGCGCGGCGCGGATCCATGTGCACATGATCATCAACAGCGGGATCGACCGGACAGAGCTGGAGGAAATCTGGGCAAAGGGCAGAACGAACGCCGTGCGCCTGCAGCCGGATGAGCACGGCCTGCAGGGCATCGCCAATTATCTGTTCAAGCAGAACGCCGGGATGAAAGAAGCCGGCGAGCTGCAGGGAAAGCGAACCTGGACGCCGAGCAAGAATCTGAAGCGGCCGAAGACCAGGAAGCGGGACTGCAGGTGTTCAAATGCCAGAGTGCGCAGGATCGCCGGGGACATCCAGAACGAGGCCAAGGAAATCATGGAGCGCCTTTATCCTGGCTACACCTTCGTCGAGTGCAGGGTGAGCCACAGCGATATTGTGGACGGGGTCTATATTCGGTGCGTAATGCGGAAATGGGAGGCGGTGTCAGGATGATCGACTTCAGACGGATGAATGAGCTGATCCGGAAAGAGGATCACATGAAGATGGCGATAGCCAGGGAAAGAGCCAAGGCGGAGCGGATCACGTCGGCGCTGTCGCAGGACGGCGGAGGGGGCGGAGGCCGCGGCACATCATCCAGGGTAGAAGACGGCGCAATCGCTCTTACCATCCTGCAGGAGGAATACAAACCAATCGCCGAAGAGCTGGAGACGCAGCGGAAAGAACTGAAACGCTATCTGCGCAGACTGGACGAGCTGCAGCGGACATGCATGAGAATGCGGTACATCAGAGGGCTCAGCTGTACCCGCGTCGCGGAGGCGACGTTTTACAGCAAAGATCACATTTACCACACGCTCAAGGCGGCGGAAAACCGAATATTGGAGATGCAGGCAAACGAGTCCGGGAGAAACGATCATAGCACATCACGGCAGAAATTTTAGTGTATTATGATATTGACCAGTTCCGGTGAACAGGTCTCCTGGGCAGCGGGCCCGCATGAAGATGCGGTTCCGCTGTTCGCGTTTATAGGAGCTGAGCACATGAACAAGGATCCATTGGTCGAACAATTTTACACGAGCTGGCGCTGGAGGCAATGCAGGAAAGCATTCGCGAAATCGAAGGGCAATCTGTGCGAGCGGTGCCTGTCCAGAGGGATCATCAATCCAGGAACAAAGGATCAGCCACTGGAGACACATCACAAGAAGCCACTGACAGCAGACAACGTCATGGATCCGGCAGTGAGTCTGAACTGGGATAACCTCGAACTTCTTTGCAAGGCGTGCCACGATGAGGAACGGCAGCGGACGCCGAAGCGCTGGGCGGTTGATTCAGCCGGCCGGGTGACATGCCTATAGCCCCCCCTGGTCAAAAATCGGAGCCGAGGCCGGCACAGGGCCAGGGTGAAGGTAGAAAAAGCGCGCCGGTGACGCAGGGGCCGCGCGCCCGCGGGCGCGCGCCATGATGAAAGGACGGATCCGGAACTGTACGAAATTGTACGAAAAATCGCTGCTAAAATGCAGCTTTTTTTATACTTTTTCGGCGATTTGTACGAAGGAGGCCGAATATGAGCGAAGCCGAGAACCTTCTCAGTGAGAAGCAGAAACCGGCTCCGAAGAAGCGGGCGAAAGCGAAGAAACCGAACGAGAAACTGACGCCGGCGTCGCTGTACAAAAAGATGCTGGCCTTCGGGAAGATCTACCAGGTCGAGCATGAACAGGATTTCCTGGAAGCTGCACGGATCTATTCCGAAGAGGCAGGGCTGATCGATCAGATGCGGGACAGGATCGAAGAGGACGGTCTGACCGTGGAGAAGACGTACAAAACCGGCAGCACGGAGGTCGCTCATCCTCTCCTTTCAGAGCTGCCGCGGCATGTGGAGAGCGCGAACAAATGCCTGGCCACCATCGGGAACATGATCGCGGAGCGAGGCTCAAGGGTCGAAAAAGCAAAGCGGGATCTGGATGCTTTCCGGCTGCACTGAGGAAAAGGCCAGAACGATGACAAAAGCCGTAATCAGGACGGTCGCGGATATGACCGCCGAAAGCGCCATCCTTGGCTACTGGAACGAGATCGACAGCGGCGGGGTTAACGTCGGAAAGTGGATCCGGCTGCTGTATGAAGTCATCCTGCAGGGCCTGCAGGAAAAGCGATGGTTTTACGACAGGCACCTGGCGGAGAACGCGGTGCGGTTCATCGAGCGGTACTGCCATCACTACAAGGGAAAGCTGGCGCCGCAGCGGATCCGGCTGAGCCTATGGGAACGGGCGGCCATCGAGCTGATTTTCGGGATCGTAGACGGAGACGGGAAAAGACAGTTCACGGAAGTGTTCTGGCTGATCGGACGGAAGATGGGAAAGACGCTGCTGGCCGCCGCGATCGCGTGCTACATGGCTTATGCGGCAGGAGAGTTCGGCAGCGAGATCTATTTTCTGGCGCCGAAGCTGGACCAGAGCGACCTTTGTTATTCCGCGCTGGAATTCGACGTCCACGCAGAGCCGGAACTGGACGTCATTACAAAAAGCACGAAATACCGCGGGCTGATGATCCAGGAAACGAACACGATGATCAGGAAGCTGGCATTCACGAGCAAAAAGAGCGACGGATACAACCCGATGTTCTATTGTGCGGACGAGGTGGCGGCGTGGCCGGGAGTGGCGGGCCTGCGGCAGTGGGAAGTCATGGTTTCCGGTACCGGTGCGCGGGAGGAGCCGCTGGGCATGGGGATCTCCTCAGGCGGATATGAGAACGACGGTCTTTTCGATGAGCTGATGAAGCGCGGAACCGGATTCCTGATGGGGAACTCAGGGGAGCAGCACATTCTGCCGCTGCTCTACATGATCGACGATATCGAAAAGTGGGACGACCTGGAAGAACTCGAAAAAAGCCTGCCGGGCATGGGCGAGAGCGTGACCAGGAAGTTCATCCAGGATCAGATCACGATTGCCCATGAGAGCATCAGCAAAGAGATCGAGTTTAAGACGAAATACTGCAACCTGAAGCAGAATCTGTCCACGGCATGGCTGCGGGCGGAGGACATCAACAAGGCCTTCGGCTGGCGGAAGCCGATGGAGGAGCTGAAGGGGAAATATGTTGTCGGCGGAATCGACCTTTCCCAGGTGATCGACCTGACCGCTGCCGGGTTTATCTGCGAGATCGACGGGATCCTGTGGACGAAGGCGCATTTCTGGCTGCCGAAGAACCGGCTGGATGCGGCCATGAAGCGGGACGGGGTGCCGTATGATATTTATATCCGAAAGGGATTCCTGAGCCTCAGCGGAGAGGAACATGTGGACTATACGGACGTGCTGCGCTGGTTCATGGAACTGGTGAAGAAATACAAGATTTTCCCGCTGATGGTTGGGTACGACAGATGGTCGGCCATGGAGCTGATCCAGGCAATGACTGCGAAGCATTTCAAGTGTGACAGCGTAACGCAGGGGTTCAACCTTTCCAACGTGGCGGACACATTTGAGAGTCTGCTGCGGGAGGGAAAGATCCGGGACATGGACGACAACGACCTGCTGAAAATACACATGGCAGATGCCGCCATGAAAATGGAATCAGCGGCGGAGAAGGCGCATCCGCGGAAGATGCTGGTCAAGATCAGCAGCAAGGCCCACGTGGACGGGACGGTGATGCTGCTGGACGCGATGGCCATGCGGGTGTTCAAGTGGGACGAGCTGGGAAGCAGACTGAAAAACGAGAGGCGGAGCCGGAGAACAGCGGAAGAGAAGGCGCCGGAGGAGTGATTGAAAGATGGGCATGCTTGAAAAGATCTTCGGCAGGAAGGAACAGCCGGCGGCGCTGAAAAACGCGCAGATCTTCAAAATGCTGGAGGGCTATACGCCGGTATGGACGACCTGGAACGGATCGATCTACGAGAGCGAACTGATCCGGGCGGCGCTGGACGCATGGGGACGGCACGTCGGGAAGCTGAAGCCAAACCTGAAGGGTAGCGCTGAAAAGGAGCTGCAGAACCGGCTGAAGGTGAAGCCGAACGCGTTCAACGAGTGGAGCCAGTTTCTGTATCAGACGGCGACAGTGCTGGGTGTGAGGAACAATGCATTTATCGTCAAAACCCGAAACGAAGACGGTTCGCCGAACGGCATTATCAACATCGTGCCGGACAGCTGGGAGCTGGTGGAATACGCAGGAGAGCCGTGGATCCGGTTTTTCCTTCCGGAAGGGAAACGGCGGGCGGAGCGACTGGTGGAAACAGGAGTCATGACGCGATTCCAGAGCAAGAGCGAGCTGTTTGGGGAAAGCAACGAGGCCATGAAACCGGTGCTGGATATGATCTCCATCGAGCGCCAGGGGATCAAAGAGGGAATCAAGAACGGAAACAGCTACCGGTTCTGGGCGAAGAGCGACAACTGGGCATCGGATGACGACCTGGGCGAAGAAATGCAGCGGTTCAACAAGTTCACATTCGGCAACCGAAAAACCGCCGGAGGCGTGCTGATCTTCCCAAACACCTACGACGATATCCACGAGATGAAGACCAGCGGGTACACCGTCGACAAGGAACAGCAGGAGATCATCAAGGCGAACGTTTACGACTATTTCGGCGTGAATGAGGATATCATCCAGAACAAAGCCTTCGGCGACGCGTGGCTGGCGTTTTATGAGGGCTTCGTGGAGTGGTTCGCGATCCAGCTCGGCGAGGTGATCAGCGGGATGCTGTTCACGGACCGGGAGCGAGTGGGGTACGGGAACGAGGTGTTTTTCAGCAGCAACAGGCTGCAGTATATGTCGAACGCGGACAAGCTGAACGCGGTGAACGGTCTGAGCGACCGGGGCATGATTACACGGAATGAGGGACGCGAGATCCTGAACATGCCGCCGCTGCCGGAGCCATACGGATCGCAGATTCCGGCCAGGGGCGAATATTACGATGTGACGAACCCGCCGGCGAAAAAGACGGGAGAAGGTCAGAACGGAGGGAAAGACAATGCCGGTAAAGACAAATGAGCGGGAGTACCGGGAGATCCAGCTGAGAGCGATTGAGATCCGAGAGACGCAGGACGGAAAAAAGATCGTTGAAGGGTATGCCACGACCTTCAACGAGGAATACAAGCTGTGGGGCAACGCGCAGTACCAGGTGCTTGAAATGGTGGACGGGAGAGCCTTTGACAACTGCGACATGAGCGATGTGATCATGCAGTATGACCACGAGGGCCGGGTTTTCGCAAGAACGGGCAACGGGACGCTGAAGCTGGAAGCAGACGAGCACGGTCTGAAGATCACAGCCGACCTGGGCGGGACGGAGCTGGGCCGGCAGCTGTATGAGGAAATCAAAGGCGGGTACACGAACAAGATGAGCTTCGGATTCAGGGTAAGAACCCAGGAGCGGACCGTGGAAGAGGACAAGGTTACAGGGAACGTAACCGTGCACCGGAAGATCACCGCCATCGAAAAACTATATGACGTTTCTGCCGTGTCGCTGCCTGCCAACGACGCGACTGAAATATCCGCACGGAACATCAGCGAGGGAGTCATCGCTGATGTTAAGCAGGAGCAGCTTGCCATCGAGGCACGGCGGAGGGAAAAACAAAAGATTGCCATTTTGGCAGAACTGATTTAAGGAGGATAAGAGCATGAAATTCAAGACTCTGCAGGAAATTGAAACCCGCAAGGCCGAGATTCTCCAGGAAATGGAGAAGGAAGGCGCGGACCTGGACGCCCTGAAGAAAGAAATGGACGAGCTGCGCGAGAACGCACAGCAGATCCGGGAAGCCGCCGCGAAGGCGGAGGAAACCCGCAAGGCCATCGCGAATGGCGCTGCCGGCATCACGACCGGCGAAACCCGCCAGGCGGAGCGCACCAGCCGGACCGTGGACGAGATCCGCGGCAGCCGGGAGTATGTGGAAGCGTTCGCCCGCTATCTGCAGACCGAAGACGATCGCGAGTGCCGCGCGCTGCTGAGCGAGAACGCGACCAGCGGCGGCCAGGTGCCTGTTCCCACCCTGGTGGATCCCATCATCAAGACGGCATGGGAGAAGAGCGACATCCTGACCCGCGTGAACAAGACCGGATTCAAGGGCAACCTGAAGAACGCGTTTGAGCGCGCCGCGGATCCGGCATACGAGCACAGCGAGGGCACCACAGCCATCACCGAGGAAGACCTGACGCTGGGCATCGTGGAGCTGAAGCCGAAGAACATCAAGAAGTTCATCCGCGTCAGCGACGAAGTGATCGCCACAGGCGGAGAAGCCCTTGTGGCCTACGTGTACAAGGAGCTGGCGCATCAGATCGTCCTGAAGCTGAGCAAGCTGGCAGTGCTCGATATCGCGGGCGCTTCCACGAGCCATTCCTCCAGCGCCGTCGGCATCCCGAAGATCGAGGGCTCCCCGGATCTGAGCATTGTGGTGACCGCGGAGGCAAACCTGAGCGACGAGGCGGAGAACGTGGTTGTGATCATCAACCGGCTGACTTCCGCCGCTTTCCACCAGGCGAAAGTCGCGGGGAACTTCGCCGTGGATCCGTACGACGGCCTGACCGTGCTGTACTCCAGCGCGCTGCCGGCATACTCCACCGCGGACAATAACGCGGTCTGGATGATCGTTGGCGATCTGTCCGGCGAACATGTGAACTATCCGGAAGGTGAAGGCATCATCACCAAGTGGGACGACCTGAGCGAAGCGGAGGCCGACATGGTCAAGGTTCACGGCCGGCAGTACGCCGCGCACGGCGTGGACAAGCCCGGCATGTTCGTGAACGTGAAGAAGAACGCGGGCAGCGCGACCACCTGATCCGGGAGGCCGACTGATGAAGATTAAACTTCTGAGGGATGCCAGGCTCCGGCACCACGCCGGGGAAATCGTCGAGGTTTCCCCGGCGGAGGCCGGTTTCCTGATTTCCACGGCCAGCGCCGAGCTGATGAAGGCGTCGGAGCGGGAAACGCAGGAAGAGAAAACCAAGCCAGTCCGGGAAACCCGGAAGAAATGAGGCCGCATGAAGGATCCTTTTTCGCTGCTGATCGCCGTGCCGTGCACGGAATACATGCATGCGGATTTCACCAGGAGCCTGCTGAACCTGACGGCGAGGCTGCACCGGGACGGAATCCGGCATGAGGTAGACATCAAGACGGGGACGCTGGTGTATTTCGCCAGGCAGTCTCTGGCCTGCAGGGCCATAAACGACGGATTCACCAACGTGCTGTGGTTGGACAGCGACATGATATTCGAAACGGATATCGTGGAGAGCCTGAGGTTCTGCGAAAAGGATTTTGTCTGCGGGGCTTTCCACGGCCGGAGACCGCCATATGGAGCCTGCGTATACAGCCGGATGAGGCCGAGGGAACCGCTGGAACGGGTGAAGGAATGGGGAGCAGAGCCTTTCCAGGTGGAGGGCTGCGGCATGGCGTGCACGATGACGGCTTCGTCCGTGCTGATGGCGGTACAGAACCATTTCGGAACCTGTTTTCAGCCGACGGCGGATTTCGGGGAAGACCTGGCATTCTGCCAGAGGGCGAAGCAGCTGGGGATTGAAATCTGGTGCGAGCCAACGGCGAGAGCCGGGCATATCGCTCATATACCGATCTGGCCGGGAGAGGAGCCGGCGACATGAAGCGGATCCTGATCACCGCACCGGTGAGGCAGGACGCGGACATCTTCCGCGAATACCTGAAGAGCCTGGGGCGGCTGGAATTGCCGGAAGGCTACGAAACCGAAACCTATTTTGTGGTGAACAACTGTCCGGAAGCGATCCGGGAAATGCGGGAATGCGACAAATGGATCGTAAAGGACACAGAGACGTACTACCAGAAGACCGATAACGACCATATCTGGACGCGGGACAACATGGACAGCATGATGAGGCTGCGGAACGAGACGATATGCTACGCGCTGGCCAACGGGTTTGACTACTGGTTCAGCGTGGACAGCGACCTGATTCTGCAGCCGGAAACCCTGCAGATCTTGCTGAAGGCGGACAAAGATATCGTGAGTGAAATCTTCTGGACACGGGCACCGAGCGGTCGGTGGTGGTGCAACGCATGGATGGAAGACCAGGCGACGGGCATGCCGGAGGAATGGAGGAAGCCGGGACTGTACGAATGCGGGATGACAGGCGCGTGCACGCTGGTGAAACGGCGGGTGCTGGAATCCGGCGTGGATTATGCCAGGATTCCGAACATTCGGAAAGCCTTGTGGGGAGAAGACCGGCATTTCTGCATACGGGCGGCCTGCCTGGGATTCAAACTGTGGATCGACAGCCACGCGCCGGCAACCCATCTATATACAAGACAGCTTTTTGACGAATACATGGCGGGGAGATGAGACAATGTTTGCAGAGGTCAAGGGCATGCTGCCGGTGAGCGGCGACGACTATGACAAGGAAATCGCGCTGCAGATCAAAGCGGCGGCGCTGGATCTGACGCGGACGGCGGAAATCATCCTGCCGGGAGAGATCGACATCAGCGTTGACGCCGACAGCGGCGCAGTGACTGACAACAGCACGGTGGAGGATGATTTGATCATCACGGCGATAGCTACCTGGTGTCAGATGCGGATCGGGAATCCGCCGAACTATGATCAACTGCTGAAGGCCTACAAGAGCATGAAGGGCAGCCTGAGGCTCAGCGGGCACTACACGGATTATGGGGAGTGACGGCAGGAATGGAAAAGCTGAGCAGCTGTGTGCTGATCGCCTACAATCCGGACGCCCACGAGGCCGGAAGCGCTCCGGACGAAACCCGGCGGAAGGTCAAATGCATGGAGAAGGACGTCGGGCTTACGGAACATTACCAGGCAACCGGCCAGGGGCTGCTGCCGGAAATGCGGCTGCTGATCCCCTACGAGCGGGACTACCGCGGGGAACGCGACCTGGAATATGACGGCAAGCGGTACCGGGTGATCCGGAAAGTCGGCGGAGAGTATAACGGCGTGCTGCTGACATGCCAGCCGTGGGACGGCAACGCGGCGGAGGTGAACGCGGATGTCTGAGGAATATTTGGCGCTGGAAGCGGCGCTGAAGGCCATCGGGATCCCGTGCGCGGAGAACGGATGGACCACCAGGCCGAAAAGCGACTACATCACCTACGCGCTGGAGTTTGAGGCGGACGCCGATCACGGCGACAACCGGAAGATCGCGCGGGCC